GTACCTGGTGAGTTTGTCCACGAAGTTCCGTCATACATTTCTACTTTATTAGTATCAGAATAACTAGGAGGAAAAGCCCCTCCAACTGTTACAAAACTTGTTTGTGTTCCTGCATAAGTAAAACCTTGAGCGGCATTGTTTCTTGTTCCTCCCGCAGTCCAACTTGAAGAAGCATCTCCTTCAAGAGTTGTAGTTCCACTTCCAGGAGGATCTTCTCCTGATAAAACTATTGCAGCAGCGGATGTTCCGCCACCGCCTCCATATCCTATGTTTAATGGAGTGCTAGTTCCACTAGTCCATGCAGATCCATTATATAATTCAGTATTTGCCGTTATCGCTCCTGGAGAAGAAACTCCTCCAATATAAACTCCTGCAGGTGTGCTACCTAAACCAACTCCAGAGTGAGTCGTTGGAGATCTAGATAAAGTACCACCTGATGACCATGCTCCAGCTGTAATAACATTTGTTGATGATGTAAATTCTTCTGTTGCTGTTGGAGCTGCACCAGATGAAGCTAAAGCTGCAGAACTTGAGCCTCCTGCAGACGATCCCATCATAGCTCTTGATTGAGACATAGCGGGTTTTGTAGACCAAGAAGTTCCGTCATACGCAACCGTTGTTGTTACTGCACCACCAGGATTTCCTCCATATGCTAATGAAGCTGTTTGTGTTCCCGATGTTCCAGAATTACCTCCAGCATATGGTCTACTAGTTACAGTAGTCCACGAAGATCCATCATATTCTTCTGTTGCTGTAAGCTGTCCAGGTTCTATACCACCTGAAATTAAAGCTGCGGTTGTAGTACCTGCTCCTGCAGCACTATATCGAGGAGTGTTTACAACTGGTCCTCCAGTCCAACTAGTTCCATTATATTGTTCTGTTTGTGTTGGATATGTTCCTGGTCTTTGAAAACCTGAAGCAGCTATTGCTGCAGTTTGAATTCCAATATTATTGGATGTTAATTCTCTACCAGTTGATAAAGATCCACCTGTTGAAAAAGCACTACCATCAAACTCTAAAGTTGTTGAAACATTTGGGTAACCGCCCCAAGATAATGCAGCTGTTTGAGTTCCTGTTCCACAATTGTTTGATGCAGAATAAGGAGCATTATTTGGATTACTAGACCAACCTGTTCCATTATATAATTCAACTGTATTTAAAGGAGCATTAGGAGAATTTGACATTTGTCCTCCTATAAAAACGTTTGCAGTTTGAGTTCCTGCACTAGCTAAACCAGTACGAGCTGTAATCATCGGTCCACCACTTGCCCATGCTTCACTAATTGCTAAAGCTTTAAGTCCAGATACAGTAGTATTATACCACATCTGTCCTGTCTGAGCCTCACTAGGGTTAGACGAAATTTTTCTAATTTTTTGTCCGACTATTTCTTTATAGGTTGTCATTACCTAATCTCCTTAATTATTCTTCAACAGCCAGCCCTGTGTAGAATCTGTATAGACTAAGGTATTTCCTGCTCTTTCTGTTGAAACTGTTAAATCGTCAGTTGATCCGTGAATTTTTTCTGAACCATTTGCTGAGATTGTAAAAGTGTTTGAATCAAAAGTTCCTGCATAATCAATAAATACAACTTCGTCACCTATGCTTCCTGCAGGTAAATTCATTGTAAATGCACTACCAGTTGTGTTTACAAAATAACCTTCACCAGCTGCTGCTGTAAACGTACTTGTTTTTACTGCTTGCCAAGAGGTTCCGCCCGATACTTCAGCAAAAGATAATTGACCGACTGCTGATGTACCAGATCCTGTAATGCTTGCTACTTTTAAAAATCTATCTGCTGTTACGTTTCCAGTGGGAAATTTAAGTTCATACGACTGAGAAGCGCTATGTGGGGGTGAAGTAAGTTTAATCCCGTGACTGTTATTTTCACAGTTAAGTTGAATTGAACCTGGGTTATCAGCACCCATTGCTTCAATTACACCAGTTCCTTTAGGTCTTAAACGTAGGTTAAGGTTTGAATCATCTCCTACTGCACCAATCTGTGCACCAGCACCTGTTGCAGCATTTGTAATATCAATATGGTTTACTGCAGAACTAGTTGTTTCAAAAATTAATTGTTCATTTCCATTTTCATCTCTGATACCATGAGCATCATCGAAGTCTATCATGAAAGAATTAGTATCTAAGTTACCACCTAATTGTGGTGTAGTGTCATCAACTAAATCACTAGCTAATGATATAGAATCTATTCCTGGATTAGTGCTGTCGTTTGCTTTTGCGTATGCAATAACAGTTTTACCATTAGCAACAGTAACACCAGTATCTGTTCCAGATACATATTTAAATCTTATAGATTGACTTCCTGTTGTTGAATTTTTTAAAAAATAAAAGTTTTGTACATCTAGTGGAATAGTGCAATCTCTTGTAGCAGTTAATGATCCTGATGAAGTAAATTCTAAAACTCTGTGTGCTAACTCAGCACCAGTTGAACCATCAGAAACAGATAAAGCTTTATTTGCATCACTAGCAAAGTTTACGGCAGTATAACCACCAGATATTTGTTCAATAATTTCTAAATTTGTATTTGTCTTCGTACCCCAAGTTCCAGCATTTTCACCGGTTGCTTGTTTTTCTATACCCAGTGGGGTGTATGTAGATGCCATAAATTATCTCCTATGCAGCGTCACTATAACTTGTATTTGATCCAGTTGCAACATCAGAATACGTATCATTCGATCCAGTTGAAACATTACTATATGACGTATTTGAGCCAGTGTCAACATCACCATAAGCAAATATATCAACAGTTCCAATATTTGTGGTTATAGACTGACTTGGTAATCCAACAATAATATCTGTTAAACTTATAGATCCAACACTAGCACTAAATGATTGACCAGTTAATCCTAGACCCTCTTCTACTGTCAAAGAGCCAACACTAGAAGTCATACTTAAACTTGATGGTTGAGCTATAGCACTACCTAATCCAACTATAGTTCCCTGAGCAAATGTAGCTTCTAATCCTGATGGTTGAACCACATCATTTGGTATTGTAACACTACCAATACTAGCACTAAATGATACTCCTGTTAATTGTGCCTCTTGTGAAGATATACCTTGCGCGGTTCCTTGTGCCGATGTAATTGATACACCAGAAAGTATAGCTGTTTCATTTGGTGCTTTTGCCGTTCCTTGACTTGCAGTAAATGATTGGCCTGTTAGACCAACTTGCATGTCTGCTACTGTAACAGATCCAATAGCTGCTGTTGTTGATACACCAGTCAATCCAACTTGCATGTCAACCACGGACGCTGAACCAACACTAGCTGTAGCTGATAAAGATGTATCTATTGAAACAGGAACAAAAGCTTCCCCTTGTGAGGATGTAATAGACTGTCCTGTTGGTGTAATTATTTGATCCGGTATATCAACTGAACCAATAGCAGACGTAATAGATAAACCTGTTGGAAATATTGTTACGTCTTTAAGTTCGCCCCATTCACCATCGTTCCAAGCTTGTGCACCCCAACCTGTTTTAAAAGTTACGGCTTCGTTCCAATTAGCCTGATCCCAGGTTAATCGGCCCCATCCTGAAGATACCGACATGGTCGGCCTCCTATGCTAATCTAATGATTGCGTTAGTTGCGTCTGCGGTAGGAAACTCAATTTTAAAAGTTCCGTTACTAGCTGTTTTGTCACCACCAAATGCGATGACACAAACGGCATCAGTTGTACTTGAGCCACCATCTGTTGTCGTGTTGTAAATTAATGCACCGTTTGCAGTGAAAGAAGCAGAAGAATAAGTCACATCCGCAAAGTCTGTAAAAGCTGTTGTTGAAGATAATGAAACACCTGAGTTTGTAAGAGTTGCTCCACCTGCAGTATAAGCAGTTCCTGATGTGTTTGTAATCTCATTTGAAGTTGAATAATCAGTAGTAGATGCACCTAGAGATGCAGAACTTGTAAATAATGCGATTTTAAAAGTGTGTCCACCTGAAGATTCAAAACTATGTTTACCTTGTAAAAGTTCTTGTTTGAAACTTGAACATATTGCCGATGTAATTGCCATATTTTATCTCCTACGGGTTTGCTGATCTTATTGGTATACGAACAGCGCCATCAGTGTAGTCGTCTCTTCGTCTTCTGCCAACTTGCTCATTAGCAAACTTCTGTACTTCTTGTTTATATTTATTTTCGTATAAAGTCAACATATCTATTGGACCTTTTAAATATCCGTATGCTTCTGACAAACAGCAATATAATAGCCCATTTGGAAAGTTAAGACTAATATAATTGGTGTCATCATTCTCTAAAAGAGCTGGCATTTTATTAAAATGCACTCTAAATCTATAAGTTGTGTTTGGAACCGGGGCTACAAATATTCTACCTGATGTAGTGTCGGACTCTCCTGTAGCACCACCAAACATAGCATAATATTTAGGTTGACCTTGAGCTGCTGATGTGCCTGTTACATCTTGATACTCTTGAAGATATGTTACATCTTTTTTTTCTAACCATCTGTTAGCTCCCGTAATTTCTGATCCTGCTGTGTCATAAACTTGTATACCTCTGATGAATACAGCTCCTGCAGGACAGTTAATAGATTCTTGTCCAGCAACAAAATTACCAAGTTGTTGTTTTCTATCTGCATCAATTGGTATATCTCTAAAAATTCTATATTGTGCGTTTAAAATTATATTTTCTAAAACAGCATCTGTTAAAACATTTGAATCTGTTTCGGTATAATTTTTAATTTGTGTCTTTAATCCTGACGCACTTAATCCAGCCATTACGCTACTATCTCCTGACAACGAGGACAGCTTTTTCTAAATCGTTTATGACCAGAACAATGTTCTGGTTTAACAGCATCCTCATTTTTATATACAGGAACATCTGATTCCGCTTCTTTTGTATAAAGTTCTTCATGCGGATCCATCTGTTCTTCTTTAATACCTACCCACGCTTTTATCCAATTTATAATATGTGTTATCATGATTCTATTGTAACTGGTCCTACGGAACAGCCAACTCCTCCTCCTCTAGTTTCTCCTACTGTAGCAGTATTTGTTGCAACAGTAAAATGAAAAAAATTAGTTAATGAATAGTCTGTTGTAACTCTTTGGTCAACTCCACCAATTGTTTTATAAAGCCCTGTTGTAATTGTATAACCCGCGGCTCTTTCAACATTAGATCCGGATATGCCATCAAAGTTTAATATACTTGAAAAACCTGACACAGGATTACCAGATGCTCCTGTATTTGGGTTATAAGCAGTTCCTGTTCCTGGAGAAACTTTAACAGATCCTCTAAATCTATATGTTGATCCATTTGTTAAACCGTGTCCCGGTGCAAATATATTAATTATACCAGAACCTGCCTTAAATGTTTCAAAAGGATTATCTCTTAATGATATTAAAACAGAAGGTTCTGTTCTTGCTGGTCTAACATTTCTTAAAGAAATAGCATCTGCAGACATTGGTTTTGGTTCTAATTGTGGTTGTTTTGGTTCAAATTCTGATACATGAACAAAAGAACCATTCCATTCTCTAACCATTTCTCTATATGGAAACTCAACACCTGATCTATCAGATATGGCTTTTGCATGTTTTCCTGTTGCGTACTTTGGCATTATGCTCCCGGGTAATAAGCTTTAGGTGTAATATATGTACTAGAAGCTGAACCATCTTCTGCTAATGCTCTAGCTAATTCATCTTCATAGTATAATTTCATTTGTTGTGTCATTTGTGGTTGATATTTTTGTGATAAGTAAAAAGCCAAACCAGCTGTCATACAAGGAACAAATCTAAATGGTACGTCTGTTGCATTTGTATAATCACCCACATCTTGAATTCTTTTAATATAATAAAAATGCATATCTTTAGATGCATTTGTAGAGTCTGGTGTTGGATAAACATGAATTCTAACTTTATCAATAAATCTTTCTACCCAATATTGATTAGGTGTGCCTTTAGATAATTTGTTAGAAAACCCTGCGTAAGTAGATCTATCTACTTTTGTCATAGGGCTATCTGATTGTGTTGTTTGAGTTCTATTAGATCTTAGTTGTGCTTCAAGGACATCGGATATTCCATATACACCATTTGGTGTTGAAGTAGCACTTGTGCCATCATCACTTGATCTAAAAAAATCATACTCTGCTTTACCTTCAACTAAATCTAAATCTAATTCATCTATTTCCCAATAATGAATACCTCTATTACCCCACTCTTGAAATAATATGTTGAGAGATCTTCTTGCAGATTTAAGTTGATATCCAGCTACGTTTTGTAATCCAATTCGTTCGAAAGCGTCTTCTACTATTTCATCAATAGCAAAAGTTTTATCAAACGTTGTTGTTCCAGAGGTAGTGTTAGCCATTTAACCTCCTAGCCAGTATAACCAATAGTTACCGATGTCGTATTAGTTAAATCTAAATATATTCCAGTTCTACATCTGATACCACTGCCAGGGACATATATGTCTAGTCCTTCAGTTCCGCAATTAGCTTCGAATACTAAAGTTCCAGAGTCACTTGTTCCATCATAAAGTTTGACATTGCTGTTAGCTACTCCTTCAGCTTGAATATAAGTTATTCTAGCTGGTCCAATAAAAGAACCTGAAGCGTCTGTTGCTCTACCAAATCTTCCGTCAGAAGTTCTACATGAAAACTGTTGGTCTGATGTTGCCATATTTTTTCTCCTTAAAATTAAAATGTGGGGCCGAAGCCCCACACTAATTAATTATTACGCTATTGTTGCAATAGGAGTTGATAAAGTCT